CTGTGTATCAGATGCAGCACCACGAGATTCAGATTTGAATAGCTCATCAATGAATACTCTGTCTCTCCATCTACGGTAATCGTCTAACAGTGTCAACGAACCAATTGATTGATGGAACATATTTAAATTTCCAGTATCAAGCAGTAAACGCTGAGCTGTCATTAGGGTTTCTCTAGCAATTTTAAATGTGCTAGGAAGATTTGAATTGTTAGGGTCAGCAGGACCTGTATATTCCCTAAGTGATACAAGTACCTTGTCCTTTACAATAGATCTGCTGTTTGCTGTACCGATGGTTTGATCCTGAGTACGCTCACGGCTTGTTTTAGTTCCTGGGTTACCAAAGAATCTATAACGATCTAATTGAACAGTCTGACCTGGCTGCTTGGTGAAGTCATGTACAACCACAGGCTCAGAAGCCATTTCTACGATATACGCAGGATGTGGTCTATATAACTCGGCACCCAGCAGTTTCGGAAAATCGTTATCTATAAACATTTTTGAAATTCAGCTAGGTTTGCTGATTGCGAACACTAAATTGTGCTCTTAAAACTGGAAAATAAATTCCATTAGTTACAATTATAAATTGACTTAATATTCTACTTATTTAAGTTTCTGGATTTATTACTGATTGAGTTGTAGCTCCATTTAACATATTTCCTAATGCATAAGTAGTTGGACGTACAACTCCTATTCTAGCCATTGGATTAATATATCCGTCTACAGGTTGCAAAGTGGCTTCAGCAGCCATAATTTGATCTTCTAAACTCATCATTCTCATAGCATCCATTGCCATTCTTTTTGCTTTTTTTGCTTTTTTATGTTTCATAGATTTAAACCTCTTTCTTTGATTGTAAGGGAGGCTGACCCACTGGTAATTGACTTAAACCAGCAGCCGGTAAATATTCAGCTAAAAACATTTGTTCTTCAGTCATAATCATACCTTGAGTTCTTTGAGCTCCTATGATGTTTTGTGAAGCTAATAAAGCATTAAGTGGTAACGGAGATCCTGGTAAATTTAATTTTACGTAAGATGCGTCTAGATCTTGAGGCATAGGAGAAGATACTCCTATTCTTGTATCTCCCTCTTTCATTCTAGATGCAGCATAATTATCTGAATTACCTGAAAGTAATTGACTTTGTATATCACCACCACCAAAATTTACTAAATCTGGAGATCCTATAGCACCACCAGAAGTACCTAATCCTGCTAAGAATTGATCTGTTTTTTCAGTTGTACTTTTCTTCTTTTTCATAATCAAATTAAAAAGGGGTGGTTCTCCACCCCATTTTAGCTCTACTCCATTACGAGAAGTTTTTGACGGAATACTTCAGGATTTTTCTGAGCAGCATTTAAGTAACGCCATGCATTTTGTGGGTCACGATCTGCTGCGCCTCCAAAGTTATCCCAGAAATCTTCAGCATCAGCTGGAGTTTGTGGTGTTGGAGGAATAGGCATGTCAGGTCTTAGAGGATCAAACTGAGCTTCATCTTCATAGTAACCATCATCATATTCATCATCGTATTCATCATCATAACCATCGTCATAACCATCGTCATAAGAATTCTCATAACCATCGTCATAACCATCGTCATAACCATCGTCATCGATATATCCATCCTCATCAACTGGGTATGGACCATCTTCCCCGAAAAACTCACAAGTATAATCAGCTAGAACATCTGGATCAGTTAAGATCTGCTCATAAGCTTTATGCTCTTCTGACATTTCTTGTAGTAATTCTACGGCTTCTCCTAGTTGCTCGTTAGTTGTAATTAAAGAATCTTCAATTTGACAAGCATAATTATTTAAAACTGCTGGAGCATCTGCACCAAAATGGTCGATTACTTCAAGACTAGCTTCACTTACCCCGTTTTCTAGGAGTTGTTGGTCTGTTATTCCCGAAGAAGCTTGGGAATAATTGTTGTAATACGCCGGGTTGCTGTTGATCGAAGGCGTATAAGTCTGCTGACCCAGACTGCTGTACTGGGTTGTTTGTGGGTATCCGTAGTTGCCCTGGTCTAGTCCTTGAGTCGTTTGAGACTGTTGACCCTGGAACGGGAATTGGACTGGTGAACTCAGGAGCCCTACCACTCTGTTGAATGCGTCCTTGTATGGGTTCTCCGCTTGTGGAGTCGCCACTGATGTCTGGGGGCTGTACGCTGTAGGGTTTGATTGGTACCCTGTCACCCCCATCTGGGCTTGCACTTGGGGTGCCGGAGCCACCTGCTGTGTCTGAGGGGCTACCCATTGTGGGGAAGTCGCTACTGCTGGAGCCTGAGCCGAACTCTGAGCCACGTAGCTGGTCTGTTGGGTCGGGGATACTTGGGGTGCTGATTGGGTCTGAGCTGCGGTATCGGCCTGCATAAGTTACCTCTTTTTGTAAACTTTCTAGTGTTCTGTATAAAAATGGCGTTAAATCCAATCTTGGATCGGCTGCCATTGGTAGGTTGGGTTGCTGAGGGTGCGGAGTCCTCATCTCTTGATTTATTAAATCAATAAATGAAGAATACGCCCTTTGTACTTCTCCTACCATTCTGAATGGAAAACCGGAAAGCATTCCAGCAATTTCGTCATCAGTTTTAGAAGGAAATAAATACTTCAGTGCTTCTATACTATCAACCCCCAATTCTTGAAGGTTTCTAGTAAAGATGGATTGATTCAATTTATCCTGTGCTGTATCTTCATAAACAGGACCCATCCATCTCCACATTACTGTCCTATCTCCATCTGGAGCAAGCCCTACAACACCATCAGGAATCTCTTGAGTTTCAATTGCTTCAGCTATGGCAGCTTCTAATTTCTCTTCATATTTACCTTTTTGTTTTTCATATTTTTCTAATGCTTTTTCATCTTCTAAATTTTCAGGAGGTATTGGATATTTTATTCCTGCAGAAAGAGCTAATGATTTTCTAAAAATTTGTTCCTCATGATAAATCATTAGTTCAAAACATCTACAAATTCCGTAAGTATATATTTGTAAACATTTCTTTTTAGCAGTTGCACTTACTCGGCCATAAGCTGATTTAATTTCAGTTGCTGTTACGTTTGTAATACTTAAGTCATCAATACCGCCAAGTGCTAATCTAATCTCACTACGTAATTGTTCTGTATATCTAGCTTGATCAGATCCAACAGCATTTGGTGTTATGAACCCTACACGGTCTGAAGGTTCTAAATTAGCTATTACTCTTGGAACTCTCATTCCACTACCAGGTTTTCCTGCATATCCAGGCTGTGCTCTAGTTACAGGATCTTGTTTATAAGTAGAACTAAACAAATTAACATTAGAAGCAAATCCAGATTGACTAGATATACTAGGTCTTTGTGCTGTATCAGAATCACTTTCTACAATATCTTGTTTTGGTCTAGAAGATAAAAGAGTTGGGTTACCAAAAAATGATAAATTAGCTCTAATATTCTTAACCATTTCATCATGAGCAACAATTTGATTAGATAAAAAATCAAACTCACCTGCTCCATCAGTTCCAAATGCGTCAGGATTATTAAATACTTCAACACATGGAATAAATTCCATAGTATTTTCTACAACTTTTTTATCAAATGTTGCAAAATTTACATTATCTTGATCAAAAGTTATTTCTTGTTCACTATGAAATTCTTCTACCTGTTTCGCTGTAATTTTTAATCTCATATATCTTTTATCTGTATTTAAACCAACTCCTGAAAATCCTTTAGAGGATCTAACCTTGTAAGGATAAATTATAATTACTTCTTCTAGTTCCCCCTCTGGAGTATAGTAAGTTCTGTAAGAATCTTTGTTAAACCAATAAAGTCTGTAAGATTTTTCAGTAGGTCTTATATAAAATAATCCTTTTCCATAAACTAAAAATCGATCCCATATTGCGTCTAATCTTGCATCTAGTTGATTAAATTTAATTACCTGTTGTATAAAATCAAATCTCTGTGTTCCAAGATTATCTTGAAAGGGATAATATTCAACACCCTGTCTTATCCCAAACATCTTCATCTGTGATAAGTGGGAACTAATTAGCATGGTGTCCGCAGTTCCCTTACCGTCCCTTGTAATGACGGATTTGATCATATCCTCCAGAACAGATTTGCTATTAGTTTCACTCATCACGTTAAGAACCTAGTTTACTGATCAATGGTGTATCCAGCGTGAATACGTTTCAAGGTAATCACATCTCCCTCACATTCTACTTCAAACCTTTCATTAGGTTCAAGAGCTAAATCATGACAGAGCTCATCGGGTAATGGAATTACAACAGATCCATAAGCATCTTGCTCTAATTCAATTTTGTAATACGTTGTTGCCATTGTTTGTTGATACTAATAGTTTAATTGGTCAATACTCTAACTCAAGTTTTCCACGAGTCATTAACCCATTACATAGCCATACTAAGGCATCAACACAATCGTCATGTGAGCTAACGCCAAAATTTATAATCTCATCAGTAAGAGCTCCCATCTTTCTAAACTTATTAAATATTATTTTTCTTTGTTCGAAAAGTCCCATTATTCCTCTAAATCTTGCAACTTTATCTCCTCTAAAACCTTTTACAGGATGCCAAATTAAATTATATAAACCTTGCTCTTGTAAACAAATTCTTTTAAAATCCGCTTCTAATGAAGCTTGATATGCAACTGCTTCTGACCATACATCTATCGAACTTCCTGTTGGAAAATAATTTTTACCATCTTTATGAATTATTCCCCATTCCTCCATCATTTCCATCAATAATTCTAATTTTTCTAAATTACCCATTACACGTACTCTTTTGCAATCAATAATGTGAATCTTATCTTTAACTCTGCCACCCATTACAAAAACAGTATAATCATTTTGTTCTCTTACACCTGCAGATAAATCTACTCCAACTCCTAAAGAATCAAAATCTGTTGATATAGTTCCCTTAACAATTAGATCTGGAGACAGTGATAATTCACTAGTTTGTACTATTTGATTCTGATATTGAAAACTAAAAGCAATTGGAGCGATTCTTCTTCTATCACTTAAATAATCTAATGACCACATTTCCGGCCAGTAAGATATTTCTTCTCCTTCTTTATCTACAGTGATAGCTGATTGAACTATTTGTTTCCATCCGTTTGTTGGTAAAAAAGTTGTATTGTGAATATCATCATGTCTAAATCTTGTTCCTAAACAAATAGCACGAGCACCTTCAAACATAGTAGGTACAATAACTGCATTCCAATTATCTTCCATTGCTTGTCGTATATCTTTGTTTTTAATATCATCAGCACTTTTTATTGCGTCATCAATAATACAGAGATGTGATCTTTTTGAAGTAACAGCTCCTTTTAATCCAGCACAACAAACACTAAACTCTTCTTCACCAGTAGATTTTATTCCTGCAAATTTCCAATCTATACTCCAATATTCATTCGAATTAATTCCTTTTGCAATTTTCACATTAGGAAATATTTCTTTGTATATTTTACTTTCTTCTATTATTCTTTTTATTGCTGCACTTTTTGGTCTAGCAACATCAACAGTGTAAGAAATATATAAAATTTTAAGAGGTAATTTATTTAATGCATGAACACCAATAGCCCAAGCAGTGTACAAACCTAAAACTGTGGATTTAGCAGAACCTCGTGGAGCTAATATATCAATATTTGGCCCGGCTATATCTTTTAAACATTCACTATCTTGTCCAGTACATAAATATTTATGCCATTCAAGATGATGATTTGCAGGTGGTTTTCCCCCTACAACATCACAAAAATATGCAAAATTTTTTCTAGCCTTTTCTACGTCAACATTAGAGGTTTTTTTAACAACTTGTTGTTTTGCAGCTGCTCTTGCTGTGCGTCTATAAACGCTATAAATACTTGTACCTGCCATGTGTGTAGCATAGCGTATTTTCTCTTAAGATTCTTCTTGAAGTATTTTTGTCCATACTCCCATTGAAGCTTCTTGTAAAGGTCCTTCTATAGGATCATCTCTAAAAATAGATAACATTTCTCTTAATGCTCTATCGGCTCCAGCTAAAATCAATCCTTGTTTGTCCATTAAAACTTTTTTATCATCAATTTGTTTTATTGCTCCACGTAATTCTTTTTGTAACATAGCTATTCGTGCTGCACCCATATCTTGTTTTACTAAACCCATATCAATAGCTTGTCTCAATTTTGAAATATCATCTCGCATATTATCTATTTCACTCTCTAAAACTAAATTAAAATTTCTTTTTTTAAATTCTTTTTCTGACCATTCATTACATTCCACTATTGTCCCTTGAAAACCTAAAAAACGGGAAAATAAATATATTTGAACAGGAGAAGAAGTCTTTTTACAAAATTCAAGAAAGGATTCGCGATCTTTATTATTTAAAGATTGAACCCATTTCTTCATACCCGATATGCGCCTCTTGCCTGATCGAAATCTCTACTTTCTTTATAGCGTCTAAACATCTCTAATTGCAAGTCTGTTTGTCTTTGTTCTCTTGCTGATTTACCTATAGTTCTTCTATCTTCACGTCCACTTGTTCTTAATCTTCTACGTTCTTCTTGTCCACCAACACGTTGTTCTAATGTTCTAGTAGCACGTTGTTCCTGTCCTCCAACTCTTAATCCTTGTAATTGAGTAGCTCTTTCTTCTCTACCTCTTTCTCTTGTACCAGCACGTTCCTCTATTCCTGCAGTACGTAATCCTGCTCTTTCTTCTAAACCTCTTCTTATTTGAGAAAGACGATCTTCAGCTCCAGTAGTTCTAATACCTGCTCTTTGTTCTATTCCTCTTCTCATTTCACTTAGACGTTCTTCGGAACCTGCAGTACGCAATCCTGCTCTTTGCTCTAAGCCTCTTCTCATTTCACTTAGACGTTCTTGAGTTCCAGCTGTTCCTAACCTTAATCTTTCTTGCCTTCCTGTTTCACCAACAGTAAGTCTTTCTTGTATTCCTGAAGTCCTAGTTAAAGCTCTGTCTTCTCTTCCCTTTAAACCTATTTGTCTTTCTTGTCCAGCTAATAATTGTCCTTGAGTTGCCCTTACTTGTCTACCTTCCTCTCCTAAAGTTCTCCTAGTTTCTTGCCCTGTAGTACGTGTTGAAGCTCTGTCTTGTGCTCCTGCAGTCTCTAATCCTCTTCTGTACTCTAAACCTTCTGTAGCTGTTTGAGCACGTTGCTCTTGTCCTTGAACTCTAGCAGTTTTTCTAGTTTCATCACCTGCAACCATTGTTCCTAACCTTGACTCTGCCCCTGTTGCTTGTTGTCGTCTTATATCTTGATCAGTAAAAAACTCTGCATTAACTCTATCTAATTCTGCTCCCTTTTCCATATTTAATAACTGTTGTCTCTGAGCAGCTTCATTTAAAGCCGTCTGTGTCTGTAACGATTGAGATGGAACCTGAGTTACTTGTGCTTTGGCTCTCTTTTTAGGTTTTGGTGTAACAACCTTTGGACTTGAACTTCCTTTACTCCCTCTACTCATTTTTTTAAAAAACTGTTAATGTTTAAATTTTAGATCAACCAACTCCGAATTGACGCTGCATTCCAAGACCAGCCATTCTGGTAGCTGCATCTGTTTGATTTGCTATAGCTTGCGCCTCAGCAGCAAAAGCAGCGGATGCTAAAGCTTGTTGTTCCTGTTTCGACTTCAAAATCTTCTGAACATTGGATGGCATTCCTTCTACAATAGCTCTTGTATTTAAGTATCTTTGATCTCCTTGTTCTGCAGCCCTATTTAAAAACATTTGTCTTATAGGCTCAGTAAGCGCATAATTCCTAAACTGATCAATAGCACCAGCCCTTGCTGTGCGTCTATAAACTGGTAACAGTTCTTCTTGGGCTTTCTTTACTGAATTTAAATATTCTTCTGTATTTTGTAAAGCAGTCTTAGGTTCAGATATTTTAGATTCAATATCCCTTTGTAATTGTAATTCTTGAAGAGGACTTAATTCGTACTCAACATCATCTAAACCTTTTGTAGGGTCATAACCAGCATCTGTTGCAAAACCTCCTCTTTTATCAAGATCTGTTTGTGGTCCTAAACCCATACGATATTTTTGTAAATTTATAAAATCTTCAAGTCCAGCTTTTATTCTTTGTTGTCCTTTAGGTCTATCTTTATCTACTACAACTTCTCTTCCACCTATTCTTACTTTTTCTTTGCCTTCAGGAACTACAGCTTTTGCACTTTGTAAAAAAGATGGAAGATTTTCACCATAAAAATCTTTTGCTTCTTGTAATTTAGTTGGTTTATTTTTATTTTTTTTAAATTTTTTAAAAATTTCAACACCTCTTTGACCAGACGCTAAATCTGTCCCTACAACATCAAAAGGAAGTTTAATATTGTAATTAAAAAGTGTTTCGTCCATTTTAATACTGATATTGTCTTGTTAAAGCAGCACCTGCCTGTTGTGCAGCATTTAATCCTAATTGTCTTCCAGCTGCTGCCATTCCTTGAGTTAATGCAGCATTAGTTTCAATATTTTGTCTAATACCTCTAGCTGCCATTTCTCTTGCAAAATCATCTCTCTTAGCCTGCTCTGAGAATTTACGTACTGTTGGAAGAACAATGTTTTGAGCATCTCTTAGTGCTTCAGCATCTTTCACAGTTCTAAGTCTTCTTCCAGCATCTAATCCAATAGGATTTAAAACATCAAGAGGATTTCCTGTTGGACTTACATTTCCGTATGGACCCATTCCTGGTGGTAATGGAACTCCTCCCATACCTTCTCCACCTACTGTTCCATATCCTGCTAATCCTGCAGCTCCTCCTGCAATATTTCTTGTTGGTCTACCTAAAAATCCAGCTGTTGAACCACCTGCTAAAGCTCCTACTCCTATTGGAGCAGCAACCCTTGCTGCCTCAGCTAAAGCTCCTCCAGCAGGTGTAAAAACTTTAGATCCTAATCCTTTGACCGCTGCTTGTGTTAATCCTTTTTGAGCCATTCCAGCTGCTGGGGATAATCCTAAAGTACCTAAAGCTCCTAATCCACCACCAACTACTGCTCCTCCTAAATCTCCTCTCATCAATGAAGGGGCTGCACCTGCAGTAATACCAGCAGCTCTAAGTAATAACGGTAATTTTAATGATCCTACTTTTGCTAGAGCTGGCATAAACATTCCTGCCATTTGTACTGCCATTTTTCTTTTCTTTTAAATACTTGATAGAAACATTCTAAATTAACTATTCTTAGCCTTTAACTCTTCTTTTGCTTGATTCATGTATTCTCTTAAAACATACATATCTAACATTAAAATTCCATTCTCTTCTACTACAGCCTCTGGAATAATCTTTTGAACTTGTTGAGCAGAAAAACCTGCTCTTAATTTTTGTTCTGGATCAAACTCTTTCTTATACCTAAATTGAATAGGTTCTAGTTGTTTTAATTTTTCAAGAGCACTCATTTAAATCTTTTACAAAGAACGCACACTCTGATAATAAGTCATTTACTTCTGATACACAAAGTGGAGCAATATCTACTTTTAATCTGCTGTCACAAATAAAAGGTATAGCATTTACTAAACCACTTATTCCAGCACCAACTAAGGCATCACCTGCCATTCTAAAGATACTTTTTTGTCCTGGTTGTCCAGGAATAACAATAGGTTGAGGCGTAGGTTGTTGAACAAGAGTAAGACCCTCTGCTACGTTAGAAGTAAATCCTGGATTTCCACCAGCCATAAGTATTTGATCAGCTAATTTTTCTTGTGAACTTTTAACTTCTGGTTTATAACTTCTAAAACCCTCCATAAAACTATCTAAAAACCCCTTACTTTGCTTCATTTCAGGAGCTTCTATCTTTGTATATGATGGTTCATCATCCTTGTCTCTAAATGCTGTTCCTCTAAATCCTCTTGGCATAACTTATCCTTTTTTATTATTATAAATTCTATGCACGTAAACCTGTTCCATAGAGACTCCTAGCTACCTGCAGAACTTCTCTATTTGTCACCTCTCCAGATTCTGTTAAGAGTCTCTCTGCCTCAGCAGCATCTCTCAATGACCCTCCTAATTGAGCACCAGGGATTCTGGACTCAGCTCTAGCCTGTACTAATGCCATGTCATTCATAAACTTTTGATTTTGTAATTGTTGACTCATTAAGAAATTATCCATTGCTCGATCTCCAGTTCCTGCAGACATTGGCTGAGAATAATTAGATTGCTGATCAAATACATCATCAATCATAGAAGCTGCTCCAAGTCCTGCTGCTAATACTGCCCCTTGACCTAGCATTTTACCTGCTTTAGGAATTGTAGAAGTCGGACTATTTCTTAAAAACTTTGGAATTTCTTTTCCAGTTTTTCCTGCTAAATTAGGTGCAAATTTTTTCATACCATAATCTAAAGCAGCTGTAGCACCTGCTTGTCCAACTTGTCCACCAAGTTTTAAAGCACTGTCTAAATAACCACCGAGCATATCTCCTGCGGTTCTCATCATTTTTTTCTTAAGACTTGCCATTAAACTGCCACTGAATTACTTGGGAATCTACCAGATACATTTGGATCTGCTTCTCCACTTCCACCAGTTGCTGGTTGGGAAGATAATTGAGCTAAATTCTCTGGTCTTACTATTCTATCAGGTTCAATCAAACCTTTACCTTCAGTAGTATTTTGTCCCCCTAGGTTTGCATAGTATTTGAATAAAAATTCTTGTGCTCTTTGATTATTTTGACCTTCAAATGAATTACCGTAAAAACCAACTTTACTATCAATATCTTGCTGAGATATTTCAGGATCTTCAAACATTTGATAAAAAGAATCCTGCCTAGGATTAACTTTAAATTTACCTAAGAATGGATCAGGTGCTTGAAAGTTCTGAGCATTTCTAGTAGGTCCAGTAATAAAGTTTGCAGCACTTTTACCTTCACGTACTGCTTTATCTGCAGGTGAGGTTAATCTTCTGTTTAAGTTGGTTAGTGTAACCATAATTAGGATTCAAACAATGCCTTCTCTAATTGTGCAACAAGTAAATCATCTACTTTGTTACCAGTTTTAGCTGCTGCTTTTTTAAGTAATGAAATCACAAATTTTTTCAAAAGATCATCTAAATCCTCTGGAATTTTATCAACGGCTTTGTTGATTACTTTCATTGCAATTGGTAGTAAAAACTTAGTCATAATTTTTTGTTCGTTAATTTAAATCTAGCAAAGGTTACATTACGATGTCACCCAGACTTGCAGTACCTTGTACTACTCTTCGACTTTTAGGTAAAAATTCGAATATTTCCCCTGCTTTTCTTTTTTTACCCTCTCTTGCCTCACTTCTACCTCGGTTCATGTAATCACTAAAAGAATCCTGATTTAATTGATTATCTAATAAACTTTCAGCTCCAGGTGCTACCCCATATCCATAAGTAGTAGCTTTTGTTGGACTCTGATCTAATGGTTTGTTAGCTAAAACAAAACCTACCTGAGCATCACCATTTGTTGCTGGTATACGTGTAATTCCTAATGATTGATTGCCTCTTTTACCTCTAACAATATCTGATCTAGAACCCTCTACAAATTTAGCCGTAAAATCATCAACCTTCTCCGATGTAGATGGAGACATCTTTGCATTTCTTTCACGCCTTAATCTTTTTCTTTCCTCTGCTTTCCTAGTCTCTTCTCCAGCAGGAAATCTAGTAAGTTGACCACTAAGTAAACCTGTTCTTTTTATATCTGTTGCACTAATTGCATCAGGACTCTTTTTAGCCATCTCTCTTATACGATCACCACCTAATCTACTAGTTTCTTTTGCTCTTCCCTCGTCATCTAAATTCATAAACCCAGTATCCAAAGCTGCCTTATTATCAATTGCTCTTTGTTCTAATAAATTAATTTTTTTATTACTTTGAGACTTACTTTTTATTCTTTCTTGAGAATCCATTTTTCTCATTTCTTTATAAAAACTTTTTAAATTTGTAGTCGCACCAGTATTCATTCCACTGGGAAGATCATCGTCATCTTCTCCACCAGGTAGGTCAGGATGATCGTTCAAAGGACTAGGAAGAAAACCTTTATAACCTTCTAGAGGTTCAGACTGCCCCCTTTTGCTCATAGCAGCTAGTAAAACAGGTTCTAAATTTTTTTGAGATAAAAATGCAGTAACTTTTTTAGCTGTATCTCCAGAATCACCTATTAATTCGGATTTAAAATCTGCAGGAGTACTATCTTGACTCTCACTAAGAACTTCTGATTGAGTTGGTGTACTAGTATTTGCTATCTGTGACCCTAAAATACTGCTTCTAGCAAGAATATTTGACCCTGTTTGATTTTCTATACGATCTTGTCCATAACTATCAGCAGACGTAGGCTCTTGAACGCTTTCGACCGTAGCATTTATCAAATTTGCACCAACTTCTCTAGCTTTTGCAGCATTTATACTCATTTGAGCTAATTCTTTCTTATCTTGACCCTGTATTACTGCTCTTTTAGTACGTTCTTTCTCAATTTGTAGTCCAATTGGTTCATCTTTTTCTTTTTTAGTCCCTTTTTCTTGTTTTCTATCAAATTTAGACATACTTTCGGCAACCATTGGTGCCCCTACCACCATAACGGCAGCTTTTCCTAAATTTTTAGTTAAATTTCCAACTCTTTCTAAAAAATTTGGTTTTTTTGCGTAGTTTTTCGTAAATTTATATACATCAGGAGCCATTTGCATACGAGACATGGCATCAGAGGGCATGGGAGCCCCAGTCATTCGTGAATATAACTCGAAATCCTGTGGAGAAACAGGCATTTTTAAATAATTGATAGATCTATTGACCTAATTTTAAGTTCTATACATTTCAAAACCCTACTCCCCCTAGAACGCCTATAAAACCCTCAAATTTGGGAAAAAAAATCTTGAGGTATCAGGCCCCGGCTTAACAAATTGTTGCATTGTTACAAAAAAAAGAAACATATAGGGCATTGTTACAGTATGTGACAGGTATTTGACACGTTTTTTGGCGAAATATTACAGAATTATTGAGAATATTAAGCAAATATTAAGGCATTTTGTAAAGTTTGTATCAATTTATACGAAATGTAACGAATTTTGCAGTACTGTCTATGACACAGTACTACATTTTGTAAATTTTCTCCAAAAATAGGCCGAATTACAACAAAATGTTAAGTTTTTCCCGGTTTTGTAAAGATTTTGCCCAAAATATTGACATTTTACCCTATTTTTATCCCTTTTTTTGCCTTTTTCGCTGTCTTTAGAGGCCGTCCGGCCATATGTTAGGAAAGTGGAAAACTCTGTTGAAAACTTAAAACAATTAATATTAATAAGTTTTGACTTTCTTATTAAGTCCGATTATTATATTTATATAGAGTTTATTTACTCTTTTATTCAATCTTATTTATTAAAGATTATGCAAAGCAAATTTAATCAAAACGGACGTATTTTGTTCGAGGGCGTGAGTCCATTAACTGGGCAAAAAATCGTATGTATTATTACAGGCTTAAAAACCTCAACAAGTAATGAAAAGACCGGCGATATGCTACAGACTTGGATCTTATTGCAAGATCATAAACCTAACGAAGCACACAAAAACGGTTTAAATCGTGGAGTCTGTGGAGATTGCCCACATGCCGGTTATAACAATGGATCTTGCTACGTTAAATGGTTTCAGGCACCTTTACAAGTTTGGAAGTCATACAAGGCCGGTCGCTATGATTATTTTTCTAATTCAGATTTAAATCTAATTAAAGGGAGATCTTTAAGAATGGGATCCGCCGGAGATCCTACAATGATACCTTTAAGTGTTTGGGAACCTCTATTAAATGAATGCAAGTCTCATACTGGTTACAGTCATCAATATAGGCATGATTTCGCTATTGATTTTAAAAATGTGCTTCAAGCATCATGCGATACTTTCGACGACTATTTATATGCAAGTGATTTAGGCTTTAATTGTTTCTTAGTCAAACATAAGGATACTAAAGCACCAAAAGGCTTTATAAATTGCCCAGCATCCATAGAGGCCGGCAAGAAGACAAGTTGCGAGCTGTGTTCTATGTGTAGTGGATCCGGTTCTAAACGTGGTAAGAATATTTATATTAATGCTCACGGAAATACAGCAAAATATGTGCCTGTAATAGCTTAATCAATTAATTAATCCTTACTTATAGCCCTATTTATTAGGGTTATATGAAAGGCTTATTTTAAGATCTTTCAATTATCCTTTTATTCTCTATTTATTATGGAATCAATCAAAAAATCTTTTGATGTTTATGATTATTTAAATGATGATCAAAAAACTATCATTAATGAAATTATTTTAGAAACAGTGTCCAAAAATTTTGATATCGATATAAATGATTTTGATTATGAAATTAAAGGAACTATTCTTTGAAACTTTTAAAAATTCAAATTTATTTTATTAAAATTATGCCTTTTTCAAATGATCCCTATCACTCAAAAGCCTACAAACATCTAGAGAGTTTAGAGGCTATCTATTCAGATTTATGCTACATGTCTGGGATATTATCTTTTAAAGATAATGTTTTCTTACCTAGTGGAGATATAGACATTGATAAATCAATTTTAAAAGTTACTAAACAGATTGAAGATCATATTAAATTTATGAAATCAGAATCTAAACTTTAAATCTTTTTTAATCCTTGCTTATAGCCCTATTTATTAGGGTTATATGAAAGGCTTATAACCTTTCTTTGTACACTTTTATTAGTCAATTTATTATGACTTTTCAAGATGATTTTTATATCATCAATTCAACTTCTTATATAAAAAATGTGCCTCAAACTTTATGCACAGATTTTTTAAAAGAATTGAAAAATGATGATGACACTTTAAAACCCCACATTAGTAATTTAAAAACAAATTTAATTTCTTATGGTTTCCCTGCAATTAAATGCACTATACCTACTTGTTTTATTGAAATTGAATACAAGACCTCTGATGGTCATTATTTAATTAATCATGAGGTCTTTTTATATGAGGAGGATTACCCCACATATGCGGATCTTGTTGCCTATAAAGAAAAGCTTGCTTACGGCTTTGCAAATCAGGTAACCCAAGAAACTCAAGACATTGTTGAAGCCTTCCACAATGGTTATGGCTGTATGTGTTTATCTAGTGGAGACTATTAGACATGACTAACAGAAAAGCAAACAAGATAAGGCTTAAGGTCACCGCAGGGTGGGAGGATCTAAAATCTTTCTACTCCACACTTGAAAGTTTTGCTCAGTTTAAAAGTTTTGCTATTACCCATAACAAGACTAAACAAAGATTGGACACCCCCTTGTTTGATGGGTGGTATGAGCTAACAAAAATTGAGGATAGGAAAAGCTAAACTCTAAGCCCCAAAATAAATTCTTTAATCAGAAATTCACAAATTATTCTGAGGGATGCCCCTGCCGGGAAATTCCCGGCCAGCTCAAAATTTTTCAAAATGCACATTTTTACTAAAACCCTTGACAGTTACAACGATTTGCTATAGGGTTAATTTCAAAAGTTGCACCACTTTTTTTTCAATCACTTTATTAGGAGATTACACACACCATGGAACGAGGAAAATTTTATTTACCATGCGGTAATAGAATTGATGACCATCCCCCTACGTTTGAGGGATGGTATAACCCCCATCAAAGATGGAATGGATGGTATGCCCCTCTTTTTAATAAGGAGACATACGACAAGATTTGTGCCTATTATGGCGACCCCAAAACCAATACTCAAGAATCCATAGATGATCTAAAAGAATTTATGGATGCAGATAAAAACAAGTCTGCTTATTCGGTATCAATGGAAGGTCAATTGTATGACTTTGGTTCTTGCTGTTTATGTTGGGGGAATGAGAACGATGAATAAAGAAATCGCACAATACATTAACGATCTTTTAGCTGATAGACAAAGACTATTAGATGAAAGAGAGGAAAGTTCAGAAGATTGGGATACTTTAAAACAAGAAACAAAATCTGAACTAGCAAACATTTACCAAGCTCAAAAAGCTATGGATTACATCATTGAAGAAGAGGAGGGAATGCAATGAAAAGAAGATACATTGATGCTTATTACAATCTTAGATCTAACACCAGTATAGATCGCTTCAATAGACATGAATGGAACAATGCATTTGATGCTATGGATGAATTAGCTAAGGCTGATCAATTAGAAAATCAATCAAACAATTTAATTATCGGAGAAATTTAATGGAAGATTTAATTAATGAAGAAATCTTAGAAAATATCCATGAAGGATATGAGATTTACAAAGTCACTCTTGATGACAATGTAGAGATTGTAATTAAGTATGCAATCAGAGAGAGATCCTGTTTTGCAGATCAAGATTTAAAATTAGTTAGACATAATAATATGTCTTTCTTTTCTACACTAGAAGATGCTCAAAAAGCATTATCTGAAATCGTACACCAAAGATTTGAGGAGCAAGCACAATGACTAAACCATTAAAAGTCTTAGATTGTTTCTCAGGTATAGGAGGATTTGCATTAGCTGAATCCTTCTTTGAAGGACAATTTGAAACCAAGCAATTTGTAGAAATTAATCCTTATTGCCAACAAGTATTATCAAAAAATTTTAAAGGAGTACCAATCCA